TGAATGGTAAATGTACATTTAGACTCTGCCCCGGGCGCTGCGTCAATTTGAAATTGAGATACGCGACCAATGAAAGAGTAATAAATGATGTTTGTGCCATCAGTTGCAGCAATCACATAAGTGCGATCAACAGTACCGCTGTAAGCATCAGTACGCAACAATGTATTGATAACCGCATCGCTTGGATTCCAAGCAGCAGTAATTGTTAAAGATGTAGGCGCAGATTGACTAGGAATTTTGTCCGATTGTCGCGAACCAGCAACAGTAAAAGATGCCACAGCATCATCTTGACCAAATGCAGGGATTGCTTCAATGTTCATTAGATTGCCTGATACCGCAATTGCCGCTACGTTTGAAAGCGTAGACAATTGAGAAAGCGTCAAAACAGTTGGATTGGTTAACGGTTGTGCATACATTGAAGCACTAAAACCGGGTAAAAGTTTATTTGGTAAAGCCATGATTCATCCTTAAAGAAAAATTTGTATGGTATTTTATGTAGGAATGTCTAATGTGCAATCTAAGAAAACCTCTGCCAGCTTGTTCTCATTGTCGTACGAATTGTATAACCAATGAACGTCTGCCTTGGATATTTGAAATCCATAGGTTGCACCGCCAAACAATCCCGAATATCCGTGTAAGGATTGTAATATTTGATTAGCGATTGTAAATCCATCTTCAATCACTTGGGTAAAAATTGAAATCTGAAAAACAGGGCGATCAATGCCTTTATTATTTTGATCTTGACCCGTATAAACTGGTTGATGCACATTACGCAAATCCCAAGTAATAAACTTTGGTTGCGTTGCAAAATTTCGGTTAAATGATGCGTACACAGGCACGGGCGTAACAATGCTAACCAATTGCGCTTGGATAGCTTTGGCATACGCAACTGGATTTTGTTGTGTTGCCATTAAACTGCTACCACTGGGTCATTACGAACGCATACCAACATTGCCGTCATACGATCATCAGCTTCACGCACGTTATCAATACGCCAATCAAAACCACGCCACGTTATTGAATAAGCGTTCTGATTGTCAATAATTGTTTTTAAATTGAGCGTGTAATTCAACGTCATATTTACTATGTCGCTATACACCCGATATTTTTCGCTGATTTTTACATGATTAGCAACCGAATGCACTCGGGCGCGTGTTTGAAACCATAACGTTTGTGTCGTACTTTGTTCGCCAAAGGCAGATGCGCCAAAGGTTAAATTGTTGACTGAAATGTTTTCAAATCTTGCGATTGCCATTACATCACCAACGGTTTGTATGGGCGCAATAACTGAGCAACGCCAAACGGAATATCTTTTATGTTGCTGTCTACTGTATTGCTGCGATTGTTATACAAATGAGTAAACAACAGTAAACCCGCTTGCTTGATTACTGGATACGATGCCAAAGGGTTTGATTGCGTAGAATACTGCAACACAATGGGCGCAGTCATTACCGAATTAATTGACGTTGGCAAACTGTTTACAATGACTTTATTGCCTGATGGGTCATAGTAATAGTTAGAACTTGCAATCGTAGTCAATACAGCAGGGAATGCATCGGTGTAATATGCCAATGAATTAACTGTGATTCCAGCTTGAGTGCTATTAATGTTTTGGCTTACCTCAGGCAAATCAAGGCAAATGGGTGATGCAACCAAACTTTCCGTGCCGTACCAAACGCGATACGTTACCGAAAAAATAGACATTCCCAAGTAATCTTCAATTGCTTGTCGCGTAGCCAATTCCAAGCTAGACAAATATACGTCTTGGCTTTCATCGCCAAATAAATTTAATTGCTGCGTAATTTCATCTAGCGTTAACCATGCTGTTAAATTGTCGCGGTTAATCTGCTCTGCCTTCACATAATTGAAGGGATTGCGCGTCTGTCCACCTAACGGCGTACCAAAAGCGTCAACTGTTGCCATGATTAGACACCAACCAAACGAATACCAGCAAACGGGTCACGGACTGTACTAGCAAGACGCTTTTCAGCATACAGATTTATAAATCCGGGCGTTGTTTGGTCAAACGCTTGCACAGTCATTTCTTCAATATCTGCAATCGTTACAAAATTGGGCCAGTTAGCCAAATACACGCTAAAGTTTCCAGCGCCCACCAGTTGCATATAAGGATTTGGAATCACAGGAAATCCAAAGATATAAGTTACTGCGCCGCCATCGCTATCACCAACTTCAGGGAATTGCTTAATTGCAGCGCCACCCAAATTGCGTAGATTGTGAATAGTCTGTGGATGCATCATCCATGCAGTACCGGGCAATGTCCAGTATTGTGCAGGGAACAACCGAGCCATATCAGTAATGTCACCATACGCAATAGCTGCACCCGCTTGGCTTACTGTTGCAATGCTGTGGATGCCATTGGTGATTGCCGTGCCGCTAGAACCAAATGCTGACGCACTAGCAGTCGTGTACATATTTAGCCCACGCAAACCGCTTGTCGCGCCGTATGCGGTAGTTGTAGAGCCAGCTTGATCGTTATTCAAAATCATGGATGCGGCTTCAACAGCGCCAAACTCTTGCATCAAATCTTGTACAAGTGTTTCATCCAAGTAATTTACATCTGATAGCACCGCAGTACGAATAGGCAATTGTGCCGTAATCACGCGAGTTGGTAATTGCCAAATAGATGTATCAGTATCGGGCGTTCCGCTATCAGCGGTAAACGTATAGCCCCAAGGATTTGTTTGATTTGTGCTGTTACCAACTTTAGCAACAAATTGCACAGAACTTTGTCCAGCACGAACAACTTGTCGCGCCGCTTGTCGAATCGGGTTTGCAAAACGCAAAGCTGCAAATGCGTCATCAAATAAAGTGCGACCACCTTTAGTATCACCAGAACCTGTAAGGCTAGATGCTTCCTTGAGGTCAATTTTTACTTTGCTGCCCTCATCAAGAGTCTGTTTAATGCCAGTAAGGATTTTTTGGGTAATAGTCATGGTCACACTTTCGAGAAATTGAAAAAAGGGAGGAGGGCGATTGCCCCCCTCGCCAATGGCAACAATTAAGTTGATGTGCCTGTAGAACGATAACGCACCAAAGCATTGGGATCACGAACACTTGTGGCAAGCCTTTTTTCGCCAAAAAATGTTATGTATCCTGGGAGCGTTTGGTCATAGCGGCGCATGACCATATTCAAACGATCAATGATTGTATGTCCACGTGACCAGTCACCAAAGTACATTGGATACAGCGAACTTGTACCGGCAGAACCAGTAGTCGTTTGGCTAGGAGTATCCAAATACTTGTTCATCACAACGTCAAAGCCAAGCAATTGACCAATGATGCCATCAGGATTCAACGACTCAACGCTGTTGAAAATTGGGCGACCATTTGTGTCTTGCAGACCACGGATTGCTTGAGCCAAGATTGGATTAACCATAAACTTAGCGTTAGTGGTCCAATATTGCTGTGGCAAAACATAAATCGTATTGATTACGTCTTTATATGTGATGGCATTTGCACCAACAGTATTTACGTTGGAAGTCAACTGGTCATAGGTTGCCAGCGAGTGCAGACCACTCGTAGAACCAGTACCCGATGTACCAAACGCAGCAACAGTAGAAGTACCACCAGCATAAGTCGCATTAGCGCCAGCATACTGATCCAAGCCACGCAGACCATTAGAACCGCCATAGGGCAACGATGTTGCGCCTTGGTCATTGTTCTGAATCATCGAAAGTGCTTCTGATTGACTGAATTCTGCAAGCATGTCATCAACAACGTTTGCTTCCAAACCATCAATATCATCCAGCGCAGCAGTACGGATTGGGAACTGCACGTTCAAGTCTTGCAGCACCAATTGCCAAATGGTTGTGTCTTCAGTAGTAGCAGAACCATTGTTCTGAATACCATATCCCCAAGCGGCGCCAGCGTTGCCCGTTTTTACGCGAAACTGATAAGACGAACCATCAGTAGCAACAGTACGCGACAGACCACGCATTGGGTTAATCAAACGCAGAGCAACAAATGTCGGGTCATAAGCGGTACGACCACCTTTGCCATCACCGCCAGCGGTTAGTGCAGATGCCTCGCGCAAATACGCATCGTATTGCGATTCATCAGCAAACATTTTCAGTTCTTTTTCTACTCGGTTATTACCCTTGTAGAAATCTGAAAGTTGTTCACGCACAGCACGATTCACATCGCTGCGAACAGTCTTGGCAATTTTGATAATTGCAGGGGCTTGCACAGAAGCAACTTTAGCTTCCAGCGCAGCGATTTTTTCTTGCATTTCCACTTTAGCAGCTTCAACAGCGGCAATGGATTTGGCTTCAGTAGCGATGATTTTTTCAGCTTGTGCAGCTTCAATGGCATCCAGTTTTTCAATGATTGCTTGGGACATGATTTAACCTTTTAAACGATTGTCTAGAGTTTTAAGAAGTTCGCGTTGCTCTAAAGCAGCGAGAATTTCAGCGTTAGCCGCATCTGTTAATACATCCCGTACTTCAGAGTTGGATTCAATTGCAACAGGATCAGCGTCACGCTTTTCCACGATGCCTTTGATTACAGATGCGGCTAATTTCGCATCTTTCTTGTCAAGCCCAGCATCCCGCAAAGCCTGTTCAAAAATCTTTAAATCAGCAGAACCATCAGGACGGAAAAACTCCAATTTACTGACGCTTGCTTCTGGATTGTTTGGGTACATGACAATAGAGACTTCACGCAAACCGCCTTTGGTAATTTGGAAGTATCCTTCTTCCGCATCATCCATTGGGTCGCCGTTGTCATCTACCATTTGATATTCATCTGCATAAGCAGCAACGGAAACGCCACCAAACATATTTGGCGATTCCTTCATTACTGTGTAAATGTCTTTGCCAGCAGTTGTGTTTGTGTACAACCGCCCTTGCGCGACCATGCCTTCATCAGTGAATTCCATTGAATTCCACTCGCCAACAGGCACGGCATCCGCTTGATGATTTACAAACATTGGCAATGGTTTGCCAGTAGCTGCAAAAGATTCTGCCCAATCCATGAAACCTTCGGGTTGATAGTTGAACTTGCGTCCATCCATTCCTTCACGTTTGCCCCAAGTTGTGACTGTGGCTTCAATCTTTCCGCTTTTCCCTTGTGCTTCCGTCACTAGACGGGCTTCGCAAATCAGGGTCAAATTTTTTGTCATGGGTTACCTCATTGACGGGTGTTCGGTCAATATCATAAAGGATTTTATGGTTTCCATGTTTTATCTTATAAACGAATCGTACCACTTTTTTAGCAACTTCGTTAAACATTTTATTTTCCAATGTTCATTTTTTTGGTTTGGTTACCACCGCCGCCGCCTGTATCTTGTGGGCTAGAACCTGATATTGGGGTAGTAGACTGTGCCATTTTTAACTCATCTGCACCATCAATATTACCTTTTCCAAGGTATTCACGCGCTTCGTTAGGAGTCAAAATCCCCGCATTTACGCCAGCAACAACATAATTCATTTGATCTAGCGGCGCACCTTTTAGAAAATCTGACGTATCAAATTCAATGGACAAATTGGGGTAGCCTTTAAACAAATGCTGCTTTAATTTTTGCTGAATATTGACTATTGTGGGGTACATTGTGGACTTGTAAAACTCATCCAGCAATGTTTGCGTGTTGTTAAATTTGCCTTCACCCAAGCCAATCATTTGATGCGGGACACCAAAAAGAGTGCAAATCCGCTTCATGGTTTGGTCTTTTAGGTTAGCGGCATCCGTATCTTGGAGCGTCAACATATTAAGCGGCGTGTATTTCATGCCTTGATCTAGCAGCATTCCTTGACCCGCTTTGCTAGGATCACTTTGCTTGCTGTTTACCATTGCTGACCATGCTTCCTTTAACCGCGCAGCAATTTCTTTATATTTGGCATCAGGAATCACGTTTTCAGTCGTAAACATCCCGCTAGGCTTTGCGCCGTTTTGCATAATGTAATTTGCATATAGGTCAATGTCTTGGTCTAGCGAAACCAATTCCGCAGCCAGCAAGCCTTTATTAAAACCAGCAGAACCTTGCCATGCCATTTCTTTAATGTGCATAACTTGATGTGCTGCCAGCGGTTCATCTCGGTTAAATCCGTACGATGGAGTAGATAGTCGATACGATGGGTAGCGCGTAGGCGTAATGGTGACTGCAATTAGAGTGCTGTCCAAAATGTACATTTCCATTGGCGTATCAGTGCTGCTGTTTTGATTTTCACGCCACCAAATAGTGAACGCTTCGCCCGATAACTCATACCACATCATCCATTGGTACCAAAATTCATAAGTGCTTTGAAAGTTATTGGGTTGCTGCAATAAATTAGAAACTTGCTTTGCCTTTGCTTTATCACGCGCACCTACGGATGGGTCTTTAATCGCATCGCTATAAGTGCCATCATCATTTTTGCTGACCACGCGAATCGGTAATTGGCTTAATGCTCGCGCCTTTGCAGCCACGCACGACATAATTGTCGCGTTTCTACTAAGCAAAGAAATATCTACTGGTCTACCAGCAGAATTTGTTGTGCCAGTTGTAACGTAAAGAATCTGCGTATTCGTATTTGGGTACTGTCCTTTACCCTGATAAACGATGTTATTTCCAAGCGCAGATTGCCCAAAAAGCGTGTTTGATTCAGCTTTTACATCACTTTTTTTGCTGAAAATGTCAAATAAAGCCATGATTTTCCTTAAAAAGTGCGGAATCCAAACCCGCTAATGGTCGCATTGTCCAATGAACAGTGCATTGCAATGATTAGACTGATAATACCATCAACTTTTGCCGATTTGTCTGCTTCATTCTTACGAACTTTGATGTTTCCATTAACATCTTCATACACTTCACAGTTTCCAAGCTGCCAGCCAACAAACGGATTCCCGTCATGTTTTATGCTGTAATTCATCAGCAATTTTTCTAAATGCTTACTTGGGTTGCTCAAAACTGCCATGCCTTGCCCGACTTTCTTTACGGGTAAACCCGCATCATTTAGCCTTGCAACCAAGCTGGCGGCGTTATAAGCATCAAACCCAATTTCCTTTATATCGTGAATTTCTGCTTGTTTGATAATGTAATCGCTTATTTCACGATCGTCCATCACATTGCCTTGCGTAATGTGTAGTATGCCTGATCTACGCGCAACTTCAAAAATGTCTGCGTAATGCTTGGGGATTAAATCATACCCATCTTGTGGCAAAAAGAACTTAAATTCAGCTTCGTAATCGTCATCAGCAAAGCGTTTTAAAGTGCAAACAGCATTTAAATCGCGGGTTGCTGCTAAGTCAAACCCCATAAAAACGGACTCAGGTTCACGTTTTTCGCCCAATTTGCATCGTGGATCATCCCAATATTCCCTATCAATCCATGCAGAATTTGCGCTTACATAGATGTTTAGAGTCTTACACAAGAATTCATTTAATGCTGCTGGCTTATGCTTTGCTTCCTCTGCTCGCTGTGCAATAGCGTCCTCAAAAACGCTGATTCCATGCATTGGGTTTGCTTTTGCCCAAGTTTTAGGGTCGCGCCAATCATCACCCGGGTCAAGGCTATACATCAAACCAAACCAATGCGGGTTATCAGTAGCTTCACCCGTCAACATGGTTTGCAACATCATCATGTCCTCATAAAACTTAGTTTCTTTAGTAAATGAGGCAGTTGTAATGTAAATTCGTAGCGGGTTTTGCCTAGCAACCATGCCCGAATGCAGCACTTCAATACTGTTTCTATCTACAATTTGCGCTGCTTCATCAATGATTGCACAGGACGGATTCATACCATCGCCCGTTTTTTTGGCATCCCTGCTCAATGCTTTAAACATGGATTGAGCATCGCCAGCTTTCATAATTTGGTGCCTACCAGTATTGTATAAGCCTGCTATATCAGGCGGCATTGCATCAATAAATCCAGTCGCCGCTGTAAACACAATCCCCGCTTGATCTCGCGTTGTTGCCAATGAATAGACTTCAGCACCAGCCTCGCCAAACGCAAGTTCGTATAAGGCAATTGCAGCAGTAAGAGTAGATTTCCCTGCTTTGCGAGGAATAAAAATAATTACATCCGTAACCATCCGCTTGTTGGGATTTCGCTTATCACGAAAACCATAAACGGCGCAAATAATAAAAATTTGAAACGGTTGTAATACCAGCGGTTTACCAGCATCGGGTCCTTTTGTGTGCCGCAAAGTCTCCACAAAATCCAAAACGTGTTGGGCATATTTAGAGTGAAATTCGTATGCCCATGCACGATCTTCTAGTTGATTTAGGAATCGTTGACACGCCAGCCGTATATTGCGGCAAACCAAAATTTCGCCGCGCACGACTTGAACGGCATACATAATGCCATCTTCATAATTCATTTGTATCCCCATGCTGCACTAGCATTACCAACCTTATCATGGCCCAGCAAGCAATTTTGAATATTTGCCGCCCTCGACTTTATTGGTTGCCAATCTGCCTTTTGGGGTTAACCCTAATTCATTCATCAAAACAATGGCGCGGCTAAGTGCTTTGTCCCCAGCGGTAAGAAATGGATTTGGCCCAATATTTGCCCCATTATTGAACTGCGTGATGATGCCGCCTTTTTGAATTCCTTTGCAGCACTTGACGTAAATGTCGAGTTGCATTGCAAGCGCAGCCAAAATGTGTTTATCTTGATTGCTGCCAATTCCGTAGGTGTCCCACAGAAAATCGCTGGTTTCTTGAATAAATGCATCCCTATCCCAAGCGTCAGGGTTATCAAGCCAGTCAGCTTTTGGCACTCGCTGGCGCACGTTGTCAGGCAGCGGCTTTGCTTTATGTTCAGCTTTTGTCCCATGCACGATGTGCAGTTCGGGAGGCAGTCTATTGCTCATTTTTGTCCTTTTTTTGTGGTTATGCACAGCTTGTTCACTTTGGAATCTTACACCACCCCCCGTTCCAACCCATTTTGTGCGTTATTGCCAGATCGGAAGAGCG